TAGGAATCTCTGTATAGAAGTGCTGAAATTTATCCCCTATTTTTATTTGCATATCTCCTATTTTTACTGAGACTGTCTCTCCAGTTTCTGTATTAATATCTTCATTAATATCTGGACTATTAGAGTAAATCTCAAACATACGAGCATTGACTAGTCTATAAAAAACTTCATTTCCTCCTCCTACTTTTAAAGAAAGTAGCATACTAAATACCCTTAAATTGTTAATACTACTATGCTAAAAATCAGGAAATAAGGCCCTTGTATAACTATCAAGTTCATTATAAAAATAGTTATAAAGAGTATTAAATTCTTCCTGATATTTAGGTTTATACCTCATAGTTGATTCTGTTCTTTCCCATAAATCTTCCTCTCCATATTTATAAACTAAAACAGCATGTGCAAATCTATGAGCAAATCCTGTAATATCTACAGGTACATATTTAAAATTTTCCATATGCTTTGCTAATAAAGATTGAAAAGTAAATTTTCTTACGTGATTACTAAGTTCATTATAGTAATAATCATAAAACTTATCAAACTCTTTTTGATATTCTGGTTTGTATGCTATAATATCTGGCTCTATCTCTTCTACTAAATCTTCTTCTTTAATTATATCCTTATACTTATAAGCCAAAGTGTAATCTGCTAGTTTACAAACAAATTCTATAATATCTGAAGATAACATACTTTCAAAATTCTCCATATACTTCAATATCTTTAGGTTCATTATTTACTCTTACTATATTAGGGATAGGAGGTATAGCATGAACTTCTCTTAAAAAGTCTCTATCATTTCTTAAAGTGTATAACATTCTAAAGTTTTTTCCAAATTGAATTACACCATTTATTTCTCCAAGACTCTCAGTATAAAGATTCAAAATATTCCCCCAAGAAATTTCTCCCCCCTTCAAAGTATAAAAATTCTCCCAATATTTTTCTCCTTTCTTAGGAATACCTGAAACCCCATCCGCATGATCTCCTACTACCATTTGTTTCATTAAAAATAGTTGAGCATCCTCCTCTGTATTTTCTTCCCAATGTCCTTTAATAACTTCTTCCTCATTCTGCATCTTATAGGTATAGTTAAAGTGTGTTCCTGGAATTCCTTTCAACAAATCCTTATCAACAGAACATATTATCTTCTTAACTCCAACATAACTACTACTTTCATCAGTACTTTCATTATTCTTTATACCACAATCAGTAGCAAAGTAATCTAACTCAGGAATACAAAATAGAGGTTTATTATACCAGTATGCAACAAGATCATCTGCTTCAACTTCTCCCATTGTGTTAGCATGGTAAAATTCTTTAATAAAAGTTTTTAATGTGTTTACTCCAGGTTTTTGTATAGTTTTTTCCCTATTCTTTTTATATTCTCCATCAGAAATATTTTTTCTAAAATAATTACCTTCGGAAAGAAAGAAACTAATATGGGTACACTTTGTACTTTCTATTATGGTATTTATCTTTTCTTCCAAAACACTAAAAGAACCTATAAAAGGTTCTCTTAGTGATTGGTATATCAGTGAATCTGCATCAACTAACGCTAAAACCACCATATTCTTTTTTATTTAATTAATTCATATGTTGCCTCAAGAATATCAGGTTTAATTGGATAAAACTCATTTTTAACTCCCTTTAGTATCCAATCTCCCACTGTAGCAAAATGGTATCCTCCAAGGGTAGGAACTATTAATCCATCTTCTTTAACAACTCTTTCATACCATTCCCAGTTAGAATTATGATATTGTAAACTAGGAATAAAATCAACAATCTCCCTTAGATTATCTCCTGTCCATTGAACCCCCTCAACTATGATAGGTTTCTTTCTAAATTTTTGTATAGCCATTTTTTTTATTATTTTAATTTAGTTACACTTTATCAAGTAACAGAATTTAAATCCAAACTATGAATAAAGGTATTTTGTACTTTCTCTGGAACAGATCTTAAATATTCATGGGGTTTAAAACTTAAAATAAGAATCTCTGACATGAAAAATATAAAGTCTGCAAAGGTTAATGGAAGTATAGGAAAAGGTTTCTTTACTAGGAATAGGTGCTCTAAATCTAAAAATGATTCCAGTGAGTAAAATGCACTCCTTGATATTACTTGTACACCTATATATTCCCCCCAATCACCTGTATATTTTCCCCAATTATTATTACAAACGATATAATTCCCTTTATTTATTTCCTTTTTTAATCCTCTTTTTTCCAAAATAGTACTGTCTCCTACATACTTGAATACATTGAAAACTCCTATTATATTAGGATCATTCATAATTTCTTCAACTTCATAACTATATGCAGATTCGTAATAGGGAAGATAGTAGTTAAATGTTCTTTTTAGATTATCCACACTTTTCCTTTTAAGATACTCATCTTTCAGTCTTTCTGTAAATACTAAAGATAGAGATGGATATATACTTTCATTACTATAACTCATTGTTATAGGAAAGGAAAATTTCTCTTCCAATTCTTTTGTACTAGATAATGTTACTATATTTTTATTCTGTACTCCTGCTGCTTTAACTATCTTTCTTACAAAAGGATGGGAATTTTTTACTACATATCCAACTAACTTTTCTTTCTCTTTACAAACTATTCCATTTAGATAATTACCATCAAATACAATTCCTAAATCAATACTAAACTTAATTTCTTTGTACTTAGTATGGATCTTATACATTAGGGGGAAATGATTAGCAAAGAATCCATCATAGGAAGGATTCTCCTTTAATCTTTTAAGGGTTATACTACAGTTTCTTTCAAACTCTTTTAGATTTGTAAAAGAAGTTAAGTAACTTAATCTATCTAGGTTATCAAGTTCTATAGAATTTTCTTTCATCTCTAGCTTATCAAATATTATAGGAGTACAATCTGGTGTGCTATAAATCCTCATGGTTATTACCTGTTTTAATTAGAAATAGTTCACCTGCTTCACTAACAAAAAATGGAACATTACAAATATCTTCTCCAGAATATTTATTCATTAAATAGTTAACAAGAATATGTACCATTCTTGCTCCAATCAGTCCAGCAAAGTAAGCAGTTTGCTTAAAGGTACACTTGTCATCAGGAACTAGTTCATCTGGAAATAGTGTCTTTTCATATTCTTCTTCCCTACCTTTTAGTACAGTAAATACCTGGTAGAAATTTGCACTTAACCTACCATCAATAAGTATTTCTCTACCTTCTTGCTGCTTCCAATTTTCAAAAACTTCTCTCCGAGTTTTCATATTATCAACTCCTACAATAGTTATAGGGAGAATATCTTCATGGTTCACCCTTTTTAACAGAGGAGTTATACTAAATGAAGTTACTCCAAATAAAGATAGAGTTTCTCTAATGGCATCTACCTTTTTCTTTCCAATATCTCCTGCACGGAAGAATTGTGTACCAATATTATGAGGTTCAACAGTATCAGGATCAACTACTACAATCCTATCGGATAGTATTGTTTTAGTTAAATAGTATAGTAGATTTGACCCTATACCCCCTGCTCCTACTACCAGTATAGGCTCATCCTTGCTTTTGTTGTACCAAGGAGCATCCTTAAATCTTTCCGTATATCTTTCAGTATAGTATGCCATATTCTTTTATTTCATTATTTAGTATTTCAACTACTCTTTTTAAATTTGGTATTTCTTCACTAAGACTACTAAATATATCAATAATCCTTATGATATTTTCTACTATAGCATCTGTATTTCCAAACACATTCTCATGGATTATTTCTATATTTGATACTAGCATATCTTCATACTCCTTCCATTCCCTTGGATTTTTTGGTAGATTCTCTGAAATTAAACTTTTAAACTTAGCAGAAGAAGTTGAATCAAAAACACTTTTATCTATATATGTGTCTATAATATCATCCAAGGTTATTAGTTTTATAGCATACTCATTAATTTTCCTTTGGTTGGTGGTATATGAATTATCCATGTAATCATCTTCAGGAGTATCATCAACATCCCAGAGAGATTGTTGTACAGGTTCATATCTATTTTTATGGGAGTGATGGGTCTTATAATCTGATATATAACCCCTATAATTGGAAGAAGAATATGCTGGATCCCTAGATACAAAAGGATATACTGATTCTTTTTGTTTACTGGTATAATTTGTTTCTACCTCTTCCAGATTCTCTTTAACCCATTCTGGAATAGTAATACCTCCCTCAAATTCTATATCTAAATCTACATAAATAATATCAGTACTCTTTTCCTTTATTCTAAAAGTATGCTCTACTCCATTTGCATCTTTTATCTTCTTCACTATAATCTTTTCATCCTTTGAAGGAATGGCTAATTTGGCTGCATATGTTCCTTCCATATTTACTATTAAGGAGAGATAAAAGTTATAGTTAGGAGCATTCTCTTCTAGTTCAGATATATCTGCTCCAGAGAAAAAGGCCTGCATGTTATGGTGGGAATGAATAAGTCCATTTAAATACTCAAGATTATCATCCTTTAAATACTTATAGGCTTTTGCTATTCCTTCATTTACCTTAAATTCAGTCCAGACAGAACTTCCCTTATCCATTAGATACATGCCTATTGCAAAGAACTCTAAATCTTTTAAGGTACTAAAATCTCCACCAGTTTGTTTGTACAGTAATATTCCAGACCATTCCATATTCTTAATTTTAGAATGGAAAAAGTCAATTTGACTCTTTAGGAATTTACTAATTACTATTTTTCCCTTTGGTATATTTTTCATTTTATTTTTTATTTAGTTATTACTGATTTAACCCCATTTGACTCAATTTTATCTTTATAACTTCATCTGTAAAATCAAAGTTTAATGAATTTAGAAAATTTGTAATAAGTTCTTTAGACATTCTTTTTTCTGTACTTATATTACTTTCACTACTCTCGATTATTACAGGTTCTATATGTTGCTCTTTAAAGTATATTCCTTGTACTGAATACCTAAAACTAACATCTTCCTTTTTAATTAAACTTATCTTACCTTCACTATCCCCGTAAACATCTATCTTATACTTATCTCCAAACAATTTTTCTATTTTTTTTTCTATTTGAGTTCTTACATCACTAGAATAGGTAAATTGGGTAGAAGTAATAAAATCAAAGGAAATATTTAAAGGGTAAAGTATAAGATCTTCCAGAAGAGTAATGTAATCTTCTTCTGTTAATCTTTTAGGAATACTATCTACTTCTTCAACTTTAAAGGGTTTAAGATCACTTATATGGACAAAAGGCACTCCATCTATGCTCTCCCATTCAAAGAAAGATTTAAATAGTGCTATTAAGTATAGTAGTTCATCTATTCTGATTCCTTCATTTGATCTTATTCGCATAAATGTTTCCAGATCAGAAGAACCTAAGCAAAAATCATCACTACTAGCTATTCTTCCAGTTGCACTTTTTCTTATGTGAGAAATCATATACTGATGATAAACCTCCTTTGGCTCATAGGTAGCTCTAAAAGCATTAAAATCTCTTAAATATAAAACAAGATTACCTTTTTGTGGAATTTTTAATGTAAGTATTAAATATAGATCACGTACTGTATGGGTTATATCTAAAGAATTTCTAACTACTATTTCAGGAAAGTGTATGGTTATATAAAGATAATTATCAGATCTATCCACTTCTACTCTTTCCTCTGTAAAGACTCCATTTAAAATTTTTCTAATATATTTATCTAAAGAATCTCTTACAGTTCTTTCTCTAGATTTCTGTAATAATAATTTATAGTCATCTTTTGTAAAAGGTTTTATTCTATTAGATTTAATTTCACTTTCAACATAGTAATTTATAGAGTTTGAAACTTCTTCATCATCATTATGTAGATTAAGAACAGTTCTTACAAATATTCGCCCAAATTTTCTATAAAGTACTTCTCCAATTTTATCCTCTTTAGGTAGATATACTATTGCTCCAGGAATAATTTTTGTATTCTTAGCAAAGAATAAATCTTTTTCTTTATCTGACATTCTAAGTATCTTCTCTATAACTGCATCCATATATTCTATTTTTTAAGGTACACCATAAATAGTAAAAAAGGAGAGAAGTAGTATTTTCCCTTCTCTCCATTTTACTAAAATTATATTTACTATTCTTAACTGTTTAGTATCTCATAAAGACTCTTACTAAGTTTCTCCAGTTTTTCTTCCTGTTCTACCATTTTTAATTTTTCTATATTCTCTTCATCTTCTTTTATTAATTTAATGGCTTTTGTTATGTCAATAATACTACGTTCTAGTAAATCAACAGCAGAAATAGGTTGTTCCATCTCTACATCATAAGTTTCTGGAAAAGTTTCTTCTTGTGAATTTAGTTCTGTACCAGTCAATTCTTTTACAGCCTTTATAATATTACTTTTCATCTCTTCCTTTGTACCACTTAAATCAATATTTTTATCATACTTCCTATTCAAATGAGAACCAAATGATCTTAATGTATTGTAGTTAGCCTCTTCAAGACTTGTAATAAGTTTTACAGGATTCCAGGTTAGTAAGAAAATCAAATCTGCTATTTTATTACTATTAGTTGCTCCCCCTTTATGTTCTACTGGGGTAATAATAAAGATTAAGTCTTTATCAGGTAGAACTGCATCATCTATTTTCCCATACTCAGCAAAAGTATCCCTATCAATAAACTTAAAACTTCTAATATAGTCTCGTCCTTCTCTAGTAATGGGTACAGTATCCAAAGGAATCTCTTCTTTCAGAACAGGATCCCTTAAAATTTCTTCCTTCAGTTGTCCCCATGTTGTAGCACTACTTCTTATTGTAAGCAATGAGATTTGAGCGGGTAGTTTAAATCTAATTGTTCTTTCCATAACTTTTGTTTTTTAATTTATACATTTGTTTTACTTTAATTAACACACCAGGATTTTCTTTACTAAAATCCCAAAATTTGTCCTTTATTTTTAAAGGAAAAGGCAGTACATAATCTACACTATCATCAGGAATTATATCATATGCTACCATCAAATCAAATACAATCTGACAGGCATTATGAAAATCCCACTTATGTTTAGTTCCCCTTATAAAATGAAACTCTACCAGTAAAGGATAGTTAGTTTTTGACTTAATAGGCTTACATATTTCTAGAAAGGAATATTCTTTTGGTATTCTTTTAAATTCTTTAACTGTTTTAGTCTTAGAGTTATAACTTTGTATTCCAAAAAGCCTTAACCATCTAATAACCGTTTTACTTGGATATCTTCCTAATACCTTGCTATTTTTTAGTGATGGAATATTTCCTGGAATGAATATTAAATCATCCATTTAAATAGTTCTTTACTAATTTACAAAACTCATGAATACTCTTATTCTTGCAAAAATCACTAGGGTCCTTTTCCATTCCTAACGGATTATAAAAGTAAGGAATACTAAACTTTTCACTAAATTTCTTAGCATTTCTTATTCCTGTTTCATCATTATCATACCAGATTATAATTTTCTTATACCTATTTTTAACTTTAGAAAACCATCTTTCAGGTACAAACATTGTTTCACTATTAGGAGCAACTCCATGAATAGTTAAATTCCCAAACATTTTATCCCTATTCATTCTCCAAAATATTCCTGCATCTTTTTTACTAGAGGTAATGAAAAGAATATCTCCTGTTTTAGGCATTACATCAACCAGTTGGACTATAGTATTATCTGTATTACTTATCCATCTATACTCCTTTCTTTCAGGAAAGTATAATTTTCTTTGATATCTTCCTGAGTGAAAGTAATACTCATAGGAAAAAGCAAGTTCATCTTCAGGTACTTTCCACATTAAACCGTTAATCCAGTAATGGGATATAGATTCTGTTCTAGCTTCCTCTAACATTTCTTTAGTCCAGCAGTAACTATTCCAATACTTCAGATCTTTTTCTGTATAAGGTCTTTTTCTTTTCTTAATTATAGATGCAGTTTTTTCAGGAAAATCTATTTCTCCATAGGTAATACCTGTTTTTTCAATTTTCTCAATAGGTTGAGTAATATTACTAAATTCTCCTAGTTCTAGGTTAAAATCCCTATTTATTCTTTGTAATGCTTCCCTATAGGATAATCCATATAAAGCCATAACAAAGTTAATAGCCCTAAAACTCTGTCCTGTTCCAAAGTCTGTATAGAGTAAGTCTTTACCTACCTTAGCTACACAACAGGAAGGATTATTCTCCTTTCTAAAGTCAGACTTAAAATGTTTACCCACCTCTTTGAAATTTTTACTATAGAACTTGAAGATATCGTATGAGGTTATCAGAGATAAAATATTTTCCTTTGTTAAAGGTTTTCTAACAGGTATCATAAGATTTAACTACAAAAGTAGATAGAAGGGGAAAATCCCCTTCTAAACTACCATTCTAACTAAACTAAACTAAACTAAAAAGGAATCGTATCATCCACACCTGGTTCTCTTGGTGTTTCCTCTTCCTGATCTGGTAAAACTACTTTAGGAATAGGGGGGATAAATTCCTTAAATTCAAGACCATGATATCCTTTAACAGGAAAGTTATCCTTTTCCTTTTTAGTTACATACTCAGACATCTTGGTTATAACTAAGGAAGGACTAAGGGATGCTCTTACAAAAATACCATTATCAACATTCTGATAATGTCTCCCATTTTTCTCTGATACAGTACATAGTACCCATACCACATTGTTAGCAGCTTCCTTTACATAGAAATTCAACTCTTTTACATCTCCTTTAAACAGGGCAGCCAAATCTTCAATGTAAACCTTATCATTTGAATTGGTATTTAGCCATTCCTTTAAAAATGCAATAAGGCTACTTTCCCCTACATAGGCTTCCCTTGCCCCTTCAGGGTTAAACCATTTCTTATTATTTTTAGATGATGTTTTATTAAGAGCTTCTTCCAGGGTAGATGCCCAGGTAGTTTGTCCATAGTTATTAATAAACTCATACTTTGTTTTATCACTACTCATTCTTTTCTCATCCTGTAAAAAGAAGGATATCTTACCTCGTAACTTACTATTCTGAACATAAAAATCCAATCTTACCTTTTTTACTTCATCCTGTTCAGTTACATAAATAGGTTCCTGAGAGACATTATACCCTAAACTCTCAAGTTTCTTTATATCAGGATTTATGGCTACTACCTTTACCTGAGTAACTCCTACATAAATAGGAAACTGTTTTATAGTTTCTTTACTTGAATCATTAACTTTTATTACTGGCATACTTATTAATTTTTATTGGTTTATAATTTAATTTCTAAAACTGTACTCTACTTCTTTTCTTCCTTACTAACTACATCACTTTTCTTTACAGTGGAAACTTTTCTTGGTTTTCTTGTTACTGATGCTTTAATCTTTTCTGGAGGAGTCATTAATTTGGAGAGCATTTCTTCCTGTTTAATTTCAACACTTGTCTTTAAGGATTTTAACCAGTAAGTTCCCTTATAAAAAGGAACAATGATTACCCAAAGGATAGTACCTATAAGCCTACCCAATACCACCAAAAAATCTAACAAAATTCTCATAGTTATTTGTTTTTAAAGTTAAACATTTATTTTATATTCCATAATACTTTCTAACTGTATCATCTACCAACCTTAAAGAGTTGGGAATTAAGAAATCTTTGAACATTCCTAAAGGACTTTTTCCTGTAGACCTATTCATCTGAGTCTCAAAGTAATACTTATTTTCTCCATTATTACCTTTTTCTACTGCTCCAAATAAAACTACAGGTAATTTAGATTCTAACTTGATTTTTTCCAATTTTCTTCCATTCGTTACTAAACATTTACTTTCATTTCCATCTACATTTGTATAGGTTGTAATATGTCCCATAAGATAAATGGTAAGATCCTTTTTCATGCCATTACATATTGTTACCAACTCATAAATATCTCTTGCTAGATCCATCCAATTATCAAAACTCAATTTCTTTC